ACGACGACGGCGTCGGATATTCACATCGAGCCGTTCGAGGGCGAGACGAAGGTCCGTATGCGCATCGACGGCGTCATCATTGACTATGTGACGCTGCAGCGTGCTTTGCACCAGCCACTGATCGCGCGTATCAAAATCATGTCGAACCTTGACATTGCCGAGCACCGCATCCCGCAGGACGGCCACTTCCGCGCACGCCTCGAGACCGGCCCCGACGTCAACGTCCGTGTTTCGATCCTGCCGACGGTCTTTGGCGAGAAGGCCGTTCTGCGTATTCTGTCCAGCAACACTTACATCAAAAATGCCAGCCATTTCGGCATGAACGACGAGACCTACAAGCGCTTTCTGCCGCTGCTGAACCGCCCGAACGGCATCGTCTACCTGACCGGACCGACAGGCTCCGGCAAAACGACGACGCTGTACATGGTCCTGCAGACGATTGCCGAGCGGCAGGTCAACGTCTCGACGATCGAGGACCCCGTGGAGCGCAACCTGGCCCGCATCAACCAGACGCAGGTCAACAACATTGCCGGCCTGACGTTTGAGAGCGGTCTGCGCGCCCTGCTGCGCCAGGACCCCGACGTCATCATGGTCGGCGAGACGCGCGACGCCGAGACAGCGTCCATCTCGGTGCGTGCGGCCATCACGGGCCACATGGTTTTCTCAACGCTGCACACAAACGACGCACTGTCGTCCATTGTCCGTTTGGAGGATATGGGTGTCGAGCGGTACATGGTCGCAAACTCCGTCGCGGGCCTCGTGGCTCAGCGTCTGATGCGCCGCGTCTGCCCGCACTGCGCCAAGCAGATGCCGGTCACGGCGGAGGAGCGCACCTATTTAGGGCCTGACATCCCGTTTGTGCGCCGCGGCACGGGCTGTACCCAGTGCAACGGCACGGGCTACCGCGGGCGTATCGCCATCCACGAGCTGGTCATCATCAACCGTGAGCTGCGCGAACTGATTTCTGCCGGGGCAACGCAGGCGCAGCTGACCGAGGCCGCCCGCCGCAGCCAGGGCATGACGAGCCTGCGCGAGGCCGCCCTGCAGCTTGTCCGCGAGGGCGAAACCACCCCCGAGGAGCTGCTGAAGATCACGTTCTATGAGGAGTGACGGGAGGAGTAACTGCCATGCAGATCCATGAGCTCACCGCGCTGGCGCGGAACAACAAGGCCAGCGATATTCATATCTCCGAGGGGCTGCCGCTGATGTTCCGCATCGACGGGCATCTGGCGGAGGCACCGGTCCAGCTTTCGGCGGCAGAGACGCGCTCGCTGATTTTGAGCCTGATGGACGAGGCCCACCGCGAGGCCATCACATCGGAGCGCATCGACGCAGACTTTGCGCTTGTCGCGCCCGACGGTACCCGCAGCCGTGTGAACGTCTTTTACCAGCAGGGCAGGGCCGCGGCCACACTGCGCCTGCTGAACGACTCCATCCCGACCTTGGAGGAGCTGGCCATGCCGCCCGTTCTGACAAAACTGGCCGACGAGCCGCGCGGCCTGATCCTGGTCACCGGCCCCACGGGCAGCGGCAAATCCACCACGCTGGCCGCCATGATCGACCACATCAATAAGACGCGCAGCGACCACATCATCACGATTGAGGACCCCATCGAGTACGTCTATCAGGGCCGCTGCTCGCTGATCCACCAGCGCGAGGTCGGCGCCGATGTGCGCAGCTTTGCTTCGGCGCTGCGCAGCGCCCTGCGTGAGGACCCCGACGTCATCCTCGTCGGCGAGATGCGCGACTATGAGACGATTTCGGCTGCCGTCACGGCTGCCGAGACCGGACACCTTGTCATGAGCACGCTGCACACCATCGGCGCGGCGCAGACGATCGACCGCATCATCGACGTCTGCCCTGCCGGTGCGCAGAACCAGATCCGCGGCCAGCTGGCCGCCGTGCTGCGCGGCGTCATCACCCAGCAGCTGCTGCCGCTGGCCGTCGGCAAGGGCCGCTGCGCCGCCACGGAGATTCTGGTGGGCACCGACGCCGTCGCAAACCTGATCCGCGAGGGCAAGTGCTACCAGATCCCGAGCATCCTGCAATCCGGCGCGGCCCTTGGTATGCACAGCCTGAACGCCGACCTAGCCCGCCTTGTCAGCACAGGCCGCATCACCCGCGAGGCCGCCGAGCGCTGCGCCACGAACAAGAGCGACCTGAAAAATTACCTGTAAGCAAAATAAAAAAGGGTATCTGCCGTTCATGCGACAGATACCCTTCTTTTTTACTGACTCGCAGGTTCACGTTGTCAGCCTTCCCCCTTGGGGGAAGGTGCCCGAGGCCCGCCCGAGGGCGGATGAGGGGCAGCCCTGCGGTGATTTCTCGTTCGCGCTCTGCTTTTCGCAAGCTCATCCCTCATCCGGCCCTGCGGGGCCACCTTCCCCCACTTGGGGGAAGGCAAAGCTGCCGCCCATTCACGGGCAAAGCCCCTCCGGCCATCGCTGCCGCGCACCTCACTTTTCTGCCCCCTCCTTCCCCTGCGCCAAGATCCTTACCAGCCACCCGGGCACGGGTGCGCCCATGGCGGCGGCGTTCTCGGCAATGGAACCGAGCTCGGTAAAAATGTACCACACCAGCACCACCGGCAGCACCACGCCGTTCACCTCAAGGCCCAGCCCGGGCAGGTTGGCAACGGCCACCGCCAGCACGGCGTCGGTCAGGGCGCACACCAGCACAACGACCACCATCCCGGCCTTGTGCCAGATGCCGGCCCGGGCGGCAGCGCTCGACCACGCGCCCCTGCTGGCCGCGGCGGCGCTGCCGCTGACCCAGTCCAGCGCCATGCAGGCGGCCCACGCCACAACAAGCCAGCCCAGCCAGCCGAACGCTGCCGTGAACGCCCCGCACACCGCCGCCACAACGGCCTTGCCGCTGACAAACAGATTTCGTTTTTCCATTAAGCATCCCTCCATTCGCTTCTGTACAGTCCGGCATCCACCAGCCCGCGGGCCCGGCAGACTTCCAAAACCGCGTCCGCATCGCCCTGGGTGACCGGCCCCACCGTGATGACCTGCATCCGTCCCGCCGCGCCGTACACGCCGACAGCGTTCTCGCACCCCGCATACACCGTCGGGTCCAGCCCGACGCCGCCCGCTGCGGCGCGCACCTCCAGGTGGCAGTGCTTGTACGGCGGGTCGGCCAGCGCCGCATTGCCGGTATTGCCCATGACGGCCAGCGCGTCCCCGCTCGCCACGCGCTGCCCGGCCTTGACCAGAAGCGACGCACAGTGGGCAAAATACAAAAAGTTCACGGCGTCGGGCGTCTGCCCGCGGTCCAGCTGAACACAGACATAATAGCCCCACTCCCAGGTCTTGTCGCGCCTGTCCGTGACGATACGTGCCCGGGTCACGCGGCCCGTGATGCGCTTGCCTTTATAGTAGGGCATTCGGATCGTCGCGTCGTCCAGCCCGGCCAGGTCAAGCCCGCCGTGCCAGACCTTGCCCCCGCCGCGGGTCCAGCCCCAGCGGGCGTAGGGGCAGCGCACCTCGGTGCGGCCCGCAAAAATTCCTGTCTGCTGCATCCTCAGCCTCCTCTGCGCAGGGTGTAGATGACCTTCATCGTCTTGTCGGCGGTCTTTTCCACCGACTTCGGCAGGTCGTTGATCGTCGCCAGATAGTTTGCCCGCAGCACACGCTCGGTACGGATGCGGCTGTCGCCGTAGTAGCGGCGCAGCGGCGTCAGCGGCTCGCCCAGCACCGGCGCTGTTGTGGAAAAGCCCGACGTCGTGTTGTCGTAGCCCGCCGCTTCGCAGGAGAACAGCTCGTTCTTCCCGGTGTTCAGCACCACGGCGCGGGTGCGGTAGTAGCAGTACAGCCGCCCGTCGTGGGCGTCGGACAGGTACGCCATGTCGTCGCCGTGCATCGTCACGGCCTGCACATCGGTGGGGTCAGCCAGCGGAAAGCGATAGATCTGCTCAGCCTGGTCCTGGACCATGTAAAGGCTTCCGCCGTAGACCGTGCCGTTCAGCGGCGTGCCGCGGTTCTCACTGATGAAGGACTGCAGATCAACGCCGGTGTTGTTCGGCACGGTGTAGTCCTTTGCCGCCAGCGTTTTTCTGTCGTACTCACGTATTTTTACAACGCCCATTGCGTCAATGTAGTCAACCTCCGGCGCAGACACCAGATAGATTTTATCCGCCTCCGCGTCAAAGCAGATACGGCAGTAGTCCTCCCCGGCGGAGGAATCCACCTGCAAAAAGTCCGCCACATTCAGCGTGTCGGTGCTCCGCAGGCTGTCCCACAGGCCGGTGGGGTCGCGGCGGAACAGGTCCAGCGTTTTCAGCCCTAGCGCATGATGCCGCAGCTCCAGCACGCCCTCGTCGGCGTTCAGATACCCGGCCACGGCCTCGTCCGCCTCGGGGTCGGCGTAGAGCAGCACACCCTTCTCGTCGGTGGGGTAGGTCGTTTTGGCCAAAAGGCCCGTCAGCAGCTGGTCACCGCCCAGCGCCCCGCCAAAGCCGAGCCGGTCCGCGTTGCAGGCGGCCGCGTCCGGCGCGTCGATCATCTCGGAGTAGTACGCACCCATCGGGTGGGTCAGGCAGACCGAGCCAATGACGCCGTTGGCCTGGCTCGTCGCGAACTCATAGACGTAGGTCACGACACCGCTCCACGGGTCGATCTTCGTCTCGGTCAGGTTGGCGCTGCCGCGCACCGTGTTTTTGGTCGCGTTGACCTGCCCGGCCATCGCCGTGCCCACAACGCCCGCGCCCGCCGGGGCAAACAACGTGGCCGGGTCGCTGCCCAGCGGCGTGTCGTACAGCAGCAGGCCGCCGTAAAACATCGTCACCAGATCCTTCGGGGCATTCGTGTACCCCTGGTCGCCGCGCCACAGCAGCATGGCCTTGTTCAGGCTGCCGCCGTAGCCGTTAAAAATGTCCGACACTGCGTTGGTGATAAGATTATCGCTCTCCACCACCTCCACCGCGCCGGTGTGCACATCGGTCAGTTCAATGCGCGTATGACCGTGCAGGGTCATTGCATCCGCTCCCTTCGTTTTATACATTGATGCTGCGTGCTTTTATTGCAATCGGCAGCAGTGTCTCCTCACATTCCAGCGTGCCGTCCCACGGCGTCTCGCTTGCCATGCCCTGCCCGGTCACGGTGGCCTTGATGCCGTAGGGCGCGATCTTCACCGTGCCGCCCGCGCAGACCAGCCGCACCGACAGCCGCGTGACCGTCCCGGCCTCCACCGACGCAAACGGGTAGAACAGCGCCAGCGTGTGTGCGCCCGTCTCCAGCCGCTGCTGCGGCGCAAAATTTTCCACCGGCACGTCGTTTATATAGTACCGCACGGTCAGCGTCAGTACCTTGCCGGTGTCGGGCGCTGCGTCCAGCAGCAGCTGCGCCAGGAACATAGCGCTCGTCTCCTCCACCGCCGTGAAGGCAATTGCCACGGCGGGCGTCTCCACGGTCTGCACCGCCAGCTCCGCCGGGTTCGTGAAGCTGTAATACACGATTCGCTTGCTCTCGGCGCTGTTCTGTAAGCGGCGCAGCGCTTTTTCCGTCGCGCCGTCCGTTGTGCCGCCTAAGTAAGGGTTGCGGCCCACGCCCTTTAAGGTCTGCCGCCCGCGGTAGCGCCAGACGAAATGCGTCACAAGCATCTCGGGCGCAGTGCCGTCCTCCATCGGCAGCGCCACGCGGTCCCCCGGCTCAAACGCCGGGTCGCCGGGCATCGTCACGGTGGCCGGGACGTAGTCCAGCCTTTGCAGCGCCGCAAACAGGTTGTCGGTGATCTGCTGCCGTGTGGCGGGCAGACCCTTTTCGGCCAGCGTCATGTTGGAAATGCGCATCGTCAGGCCGGTATCCTGGCTGCGGCCCGCGGCAAAGCTGCCGTTGTCGGTCTCGATGCTCAGCGCCGCGTAGTGGCAGGCAAAATCCGAGACCGCCGCCTCGCTGCGCGCCGCCGCGGTCAGCGCGGCACAGGGCTTTTCGGCAAAGGTGCGCAGCACCAGCCGCCCCGCGCGGTCCGCCGCCGCAAAGCCGCCCACCAGCTGTGCCACGGCGGCGGCGCACTCCCGCCAGGTAGACAGGCCGTCCGCGCCGCTCAGCTGGCAGACGAGGGCCGTGTTCGGGTTCAGTGCGCCGATTTCGGCCTCGGTCTGGCCCAGCGTCAGCCCGCAGGCCGCCGCGATCTGCCCCAGCAGCGCATAGGCCGTGCCCTGCATCGTCGTACCATCGTATTTTTGCTGCAAGGCCAGAATGTTGTCATAGGCCTTGATGCTCACATACAGCGCGCGCCGCTCGGCCTCGGCCACCGTGTAAACGCCAAGCGGCACGGTCTCCCACCGCCCGCCGGGCAGCTGCAGGCCGTAGTGCAGCACGAGCTTTGCGCCGTAAAACGCATAGCGGCTCAGGTCGGTGCGCAGGTTGAGCGCCGCCTGGCCGAGGTAGGCGCAGCCAAAGACCAGCTCCTCCCCCGTGACGCACTGGTTGTCCAGCGTCAGCGACCCGCTCATGAGGTCTGCCGCGTCCAGATTCAGCACCGTGCCGTTTGTCAGCGTCAGCGTGCCCGTCACCCGGTCGGTCCGCGTCCGTGCGCGGATCGCGGTTTTATAGGCATCCGATACGGAATAAATTGTCACTCACCTCGTTTCCACATCCAAGTAGGGGCGGGG